TTGGGTCTCGCCATCACCCACGCATTAATTCACGCCCATGCCGGGACGATCCGGGTGTTAGGGGCCAGAAGGAATGAGATACCCGGGTTAATGTGGGTTGGCGTGGGTTGATGTGAGCGGAAGCCACGCATGGCGCGGGATTCAGCAGCTTGCCGGTCGGCGCATGCGGGCGGGTGATAGTTTGAGACATTGACCTGGTGAGCGTCAGTTGTGCCGCTAGAAGTGCGACAAGGCGCGACGGCGCATTCAGGGCGTTTAACAGCGTTTACGGAACACCGCGCATAAAGGTGGGTTACCAGCTGTTTAAGGGTGCGCACCTGGCGGCGCAGTGAGCGCAGCTCCTGGTGGAGGGCGCGATCGCTGGCGCGCCGGCCGTGGCTGCCGTCGCCATCCTCCCTATCTTCCCGCCGCCGGCGCGGATGGTCGCCGATGATGACCGTGTTGTTGTCGCCCGTGATGTCGCCCACCGTGATGTTGATTGAGCCACCCCGGTCGTCCTGCCTGGCCTGTCCCTGGTCCAGTATGTCTTGGATCTCCTTTGTTACCTCGTCTGTCATGAATTCCCCCGCGCTGCCGCTACCTGTATGCGGCTAAGTCTATGATATTGCTTACCGTGTCGTGGTCTGGCTGCTCTCCCTTGCTGGCGAAGTGGCGGTACAGCACGCGCACCAGACGGGCCTGTCCGGCAGGCTCCAGGCGCAGGCCGCGCCGTTGCAGCTCCTCGAACGCGGCGCGCGTCACGCTCTCCAGCAGATCCAGGCCCACCTCTGCGGGCTCCGAAACCCTTTGAATGCGTACCTCTGCGCCCTGGTCGGGATCGCCCTGTCCGGTGGCAAGCCAGGAAAGCGACACGCCTGCAGCGTCCGCCAAGGCGAGCAGGTGCGGCCGCGTGGGCTCGCCGCCAGAGCCGTACCGGCGAATGCCTCCCTGAGAGATTCCAGCCTTCCTGGCAAGCGCTGAAACGCTACCCACTCGCCGCGCGCACAGCTCCATGCGCGCTTTAAAGCTGGTTTCAAGTTCTATAGAGCAAGTTGAAACCTCGCTTTCACCTTCCGTATCTGCTTTAACCTTAGACATAAGTAGTTGTTTTCCATATAGAAACGACTTTGCGGCACGCCGGCTAGCGCAAAAGAGAACTTTAAAGTCTTAAAGCGCTTGACTCGCCTAGCGCTATAGAGCTACATTGTCGCCATGACACAACACGCAACCCACAAGAGACCTTGCTACATGGCTAAACGCAGCAACCCCAAAAAAGCCGGCCCTCAAGATTGGCACCGCGCGGACATTGTCGCGGCGCTAAGAAAGGCCGGCTGGAGCCTGCGCCGCCTGGCGACGCATCACGGCTATGCCGCACCGACCACGCTCACGAATGCGCTGGCCCGGCCGTGGCCGAAAGGCGAGCGCCTAATCGCGGAGGCGATCGGCATCGACCCGGCCGAAATCTGGCCGAGTCGTTACCAGGACAAGAATACCACCCGTGACCGCAAAGGGCATCGGGATTCGGCGGAAAGGAAGGCCGCATGATTCTGACTCCGTTGCTGTTTTGTGATCAGCCTAGTCGGCACCTTGGTGCCCGCCTAGATGCAGAGCGAAACGGCGTTTGGAGTGCTGTCTGGACGAGGGGGTACAAATGACACGCAAGCGCTGGAAACCAGTTCAGCCCGCCAGCATGCAGCACGCGATCCGGCTGTGCCTGGACTACGCGCTGCACAAACACAACCGCAGCGTGGCGCGGGTGGCCGAGCTGATCGGTACGTCCGAGTGGACCATTTACAAGTGGATGACCGACGGCTCCATTCCGTCCAAGCGCATCCGCCCGTTCGAGTTCGCCTGCGACGCCACGTTCATCACGCATTACATCGCCACCAGCGCGCAGAAGCTGGTGATCGACATCCCCGCCGGACGCGCCGGTAGCCAGGACGAGCTGCTGGACCTGCAGAACCAGCTTAACGACGCCGTGTCGCTGCTGACCCGCTTCTATCGCGGCGAGGCCGAGGCGGCGGATGTGCTGCACGGGGTTACCCGTGCGATGCAACAACTGGCCGGCCACCGGGAGAACGTGCGCAAGCACGACGCCCCGGAGCTGGCGCTGTTCGGAGGAGACGCTGAATGACAGCACGTAACGACACCCACCCCAGTCGGCAGCGCGCCGGCGTGGAGGCCCGGTCATGAGTCTGGACTGGTACACCCCCAAAGAACTGGCCGGGCAGCCTGGCATGCCGAGCACTGTGCAGGGCGTTCATATGCGCGCCAAACGCGACAACTGGGAGAGCCGCAAGCGCTCCGGCCGTGGCGGCGGGCGCGAGTACGCCTTCGCCTCGCTGCCGGTGGAGACCCAGGCCGCCCTTCTGAAGGACAAGGCGCCCGAGCCCAAGGCCCCGAAGGTGAGCCGCCCGGCCGCCAGCCGTGGCGTGGTGGATCGGGAGAGCCTGTGGGCATCCTACGAGCGCCGCCCCCAGGGCATGAAGGACGAAGCCGCCCGCAGGCTGCAGGCGTTGCAGGCCGTGGACCGCCTGGTCGCCGAGGGGCAGGGCCGGTCCAACGCAGTGGAACAGATCGCCAAGGCGTTCGGAGAAAGTCGCGCCACCATCTACCGCTGGCAGAAGTCGGTGAAGGGCGTGGACCGGACCGACTGGCTGGCTGCCCTGGTGCCCGGCTACATGGGCCGCACCAGCAAGGCCGATTGCAGCCCGGAGGCGTGGGAATACTTCAAGGCGCAGTACCTACGCCCGGAGGCTCCGAGCATTGCCGCTTGCTACATCTGGACCCAGGAGGCCGCCAAGAAGCACGGCTGGACAGTGCCGGCCAAGCGCACCTTTACCCGCTGGGCCAGCGACATACCCACCACCACCCGCGTGCTGATGCGTGAAGGCGAGGAGGCGCTGATGCGTCTGTACCCCTCCCAGCAGCGCACGGTGCGCGACCTGCACGCGCTGTTCTGGATCAACGGTGACGGCTACAAACACAACGTGTTCGTGCGCTTCCCGGACGGCACCATCGACCGGCCAAAGACCTGGTTCTGGCAGGACGTGTACAGCCGCCGGATCATCGGTTTTCGCACCGATCGCACCGAGCACACCGACATGATCCGCCTGGCCCTGGGCGACGTGCTGGAGCGCTTCGGCATTCCCGAGCACGTGACCATCGACAACACCCGCGCCGCCGCTAACAAGTGGATGACCGGCGGGGTCAAGAACCGCTACCGCTTCAAGATCAAGGAAGAAGACCCGATCGGCCTGATGCCGCAGCTGGGCATGCAGGTGCACTGGACCAGCGTGTTCAAGGGTAAGGGTCACGGCCAGGCCAAGCCGGTCGAGCGTGCGTTCGGCGTGGGCGGCCTGGGCGAATACGTGGACAAGCGCTGGGAGTTCCGAGGCGCTAGCACTGGCCCGAACCCGATGGCCAAGCCGGAGAACTACGGCGAGAAGGCGATCAACTTTGACGAGTTCTGCAAGGTGCTGGCCGATGCCATCCGCATGTGGAATGAGATGGCCAACCGCGACACCGAGATCTGCGACGGCCGGATGAGCTTTAACCAGGCGTTCGACGAGAGCTACCAGCGCAACGCTGACCGCATCCGCCGCCCAACCAATGCCCAGCGCCGTATGTGGCTGATGGCCGCCGAGGCGGTGACGGTGCAGCGCGACAGCAGCATCGCCCTGAAGGTCGGCAGCGGTGCCAACGGCAAGAACCGCTATGGCAGTGATGCCCTGATTGATCACATCGGCCGCAAGGTGGTGGTGCGCTTCGATCCTGACGCGCTGCACGAGTCGGTGCACGTCTACCAGATTGACGGCCGCTACATCGGCGAGGCCGCCTGTCAGTTCGCGGTTGGCTTCGGTGATTCCAGCGCTGCCCGTGAGTGGGCACGCAATCGCACCCAGCGCGCCAAGGCCGCCAAGGCCCAGGCCGCTGCCGAGAAGCGCATGTCCGAAGTGGAAACCCTGGACTACCTGCCTGATCCCGAGCCCGAAGATACCGCCCCGGTACAGACAGAGGTCGTGCGCGGCAGCTTCGGCGAGCGCAAGCGGGTGGCCGGTAGTGACGTGAACCCGGCAGAAGACGACGAGCAGAGCCCGGCCGATCGGCACAGCTTCGACGACTTCATCCTGGGGCAGATGGACAACTGGAAGAAAAAGCAGATTTAAAAGGTGGCCCTGGGAGTGAGCGCTCCGCAGGGCCAAGGCAACGGGCCGAACGGCCCATCAAAAAGCGAGTGGAGTATATCAGATGACCGACAACGTAACCCAGTTCAGCAAAGCACCCAACAAGCACGACGACGCGCTGATCGCCGAGGTCCGCCAGATCATGGAGGCCGAGGCACTGTCGCAGACCGCCCTGTCGCAACTGACCGGCGTGGGTAAAGCCCGGTTAAGCCAGTGGTTAAACGGCGTTTACAAGGGCAACGTGGCCGCCGTCGAGGAGAGCATCCGGCGCTGGCTGGAGAGCCGCCAGACCGCCACCGCCCTGGAAGGCCAGATGCCCGCCGGCCCTGAGTGGGTGGAGACCCCGACCGCCCGCGCCGTGCTGTCCGCGCTGTCGTTCAGCCAGATGGCCGAGGCGGTGTCGGTGGTGTATGGCGGCGCCGGCGTCGGCAAGACCACCACTATCGCCCGCTATAAGCGCCAGGCCCCCAACGTGTGGGTGGTCACCGCCACCCCGGCCGTGTCCGCACCGGGGCCGATTCTGACCCGCATCGCGCAGACCCTGGGCATCCGTTCCACCGGCGCGGTGCACGTGGTCGAGGCCAACATCATCGAGCGGGTACGCGAGACGCGCGGCCTGCTGGTAATCGACGAGGCCCAGCACCTGACCCACCGCGCACTGGACGCCGTGCGCTCCATCCATGACGCCGCCGGCATCGGCCTGGCCCTGGTGGGTAACGAGATCGTGTACAGCCAGCTGACCGGCGGCAGCCGCTCCGTGGGCTTCGCCCAGCTGTTCAGCCGTGTGGCCAAGCGGGTGCGCCTGTCCCGCGCCAAGGACGCCGACGTGACCGCCCTGCTGGAAGCCTGGGGCATCAACGACAAGGACGCCCGCCAACTTTGCCTGGGTATCGGCCGCCGGCCGGGTGCCCTTCGCGGCCTGTCGCAGACCCTGCGCCTGGCCAGCATGTTCGCCGCCGCGAGCGGCACCAACCGCCCGGGCGTGGATCACATCCGCGACGCCTGGCAGGACCTTGGGGGTGAAGCATGAAGACCTACAGCGACGAGTACCTGGAACACTACGCCGACCGTTACGTGGCGCTGCACCTGAAGGGGCACGGCATCACGCTGGACCAGTACCTGGCCGATCCGGCCCGGTACGAGCACCTGGCCCTGGAGCCGTTCCCGCTGCTGCCCGAGCAGCGCACGGTCCAGGAGCGCCTGGACGCGGAGGCCGCCCGGGTCGAGGCGGAAGTGGCGCACCTGCCCCGGCGCAACGGCGCGGTGGTCGAGGTGCTGCACCACCACCGCCACCCCAAGCGCAGCCCGCTGGCCATGTTCGCACGGAGGGCCAAGTGATGGGCGTGCAACTGGACAAGACCATCAACGAGCTGGAGAGCCATTGCGCGGCGAGATCCTGGACCACCTGACCGTCAACCGCCATCCGCAGGGTAGCCGCGCCATCGCGGACGCCCTGGGCAAGCCGCACCACGCGGTGCAGCGGGCGGTGTGCGAGCTGGTCCTGCAGGGGCGTATCACCCAGGTGGCGCGCGGCGCCGATCGTAATCCCGTGTACCGCCCGGTCGAGGTTGGCCCCTGTGAATGGTGCGGCCTGGTCAGTCACCGCCTGGTGGCTGGCGAGTGCCCGAGCTGCAAGACCCTGACCATTGGCCATGCGCGCCCGAGTCTGGCGCGCCTGGTCTGCTGAACCTTTACCACTGACAGGAGAATGACTGTGACCGAAGCAACCGAAACCAAGCCGACCATCCCCGAGGGGTACATGCGCAACGCCTCCGGCCACCTGGTGCCCGAGGAACAGGTGCGCGACCACGACAAGCTGCGCGACGAAGTGGCCCGCGAGCTGGCCCAGGAAGCCGAGGAGCTGCACGCCCGCCTCAAGGCGTTCAAGGCCAAGGCCCTGGGCGACATCGCCGACCTGGTGAGCATTGCCGCCGAGCGCTACGACGTGCAGCTGGGGGGTAAGAAAGGCAACGTAACCGCCGCCACCTACGACGGCCAGTACAAGGTCATGCGCAGCTATGCCGAGCGGGTGACCTTCACCGAGGAGCTGGAGGCCGCCAAGGAACTGATCAACGACTGCATCATGCGCTGGAGTGAAGGCGCCAACGTCAACATCCGCGCCCTGGTGGACCGGGCCTTCCGCACCGACAGCAAAGGCCAGATCAAGACCACGGCCATCCTGGAGCTGCTGCGCCTGGAGATCGACGACGACGGCTGGCAGCGCGCCATGCAGGCCCTGAAGGACTCCATTCAGAGCGCCGGCACGGCGGTTTATATCCGTATTTACAAGCGGGTGGGCGAGTCCGACCAGTACCAATCCGTGACGCTGGACCTGGCGGCAGTCTGAGGAGATGTGGCCCATGAACGTATTTACCAAGTACCTGACCCTGGACGGCGTGGCCACCACGCCGGTGGGGGACATTCTGAAGGACATGGACGAGATCGGCGCCGGCCAGATCGCCCTGACGGTGCGCGACCGCGACGAGCGCACGGTGGGCGGCCTGGTTGTGCTGCGCAGCCCAGATGCCGACCGCTACATGCGCGCCATCGAGGCGGTGGAAAAGGAGATCGAGGCCGAGGAAGACGCGGTCTCCAACCCCTTCGCCAACGCCGACGGCGTGGGCACGGTGGACGTGGCCGGCCGCCTGATGATGGTGGAGTACTTCGATCTGGATCAGTGCCGGGCCGGCCTGACAGTGCCGAACCTGCAGAAGACCGTGGAGAAGAAGCTGAGCAGCCGTATGCGCAAGCTGGAGAAGGAGGCCCGGCATGGATAAGTGGGGAGAGATCAAAGAGCGCTTAAAGCACCTGGGCGGGTCCGTTGAGCTGCTGGCCGATGGCCACGAGCTGGCGCTGACCAAGGTGCACAACGGAAAGCAGATCTTTGTTCGTGTCTATGTCGGCGGCCTTGTGAAGGGCGAGTGGACAAAGACCGAGGACGGTAAGCCGGTGCACCCCGAGGGCCGCTTCTGGCGACCAATGAAACGGGCGGCCTACCCCAAAAAGGTCTATGCGAGAGCCAAGCGGGCATTTGGCAAAAAAGAAGCTGACCGCATGGTGACGCCCCGGGTGATTGGTGTGGTCCCGGATTTCGGGACCGAGGGTGCAGCCGTCGCCCACCTAAAGAAGCACTTCCCGGATCTGGAATTGAAGACAAGCGAGGGCCAGTCATGACCATGCACCGGGAGCCCTATAAGCCGACCGCCGAGGAGTGGCCGGAGGTGTGGGAAATGCTGTGCGGGCATTGCGTCCACGCCGCCGGCTGCCAGGTGGTCGAGGGCATGATCGAGATGAAGGCTGGCGGAGCGTGGCCGGAGGGCGGCTGGGTCACTGATCCGGGCGCTGGCGTCACCTGCCTGAGCTACCAGCCCCGGAAGATGGAGCGCCTGAGCCGTCAGCGCTTACGCCAGGCGACCCGCAAGGCTGTGCCCATGTGTAGCGGCTGCGCTGCGCAGAAGGGTAGCGAGGCATCGGTGAGCCTGCACACCCGCCGCGACTTCTCCGCCGCCGTGAAATCCCGCGCCCTGTTCGTCTGCCATGCGGAGGGCCAGAAGGGCCGGCCCTGCGGCGGCTGGTGCAGGGCCGTGCAAGGGGGTGCCCAATGAGCACCACCGCCGAGATCCGCCGCCGCAAGCAACTGGCCGCCATCCATGCGGCCCGCCGCGACCTAGGCCTGGACGAGGACGGGTACCGCCTGATGCTGCGCGAGGTGGCCGGGGTCGATTCCGCCAAGGACCTGGACGCCGACGGCAGCCGCAAGGTGCTGGACCACCTGCGCCGCGTGGGCTGGGAGAAGCGCCCGCGCAAGCGTGTGGCCCAGTATCCCGGCACGCCCCACAACATCGACCGCGAGCAGATGCTGCAGAAGATCGAGGCGCAGCTGACCGACATGGGCCTGCCCTGGTCCTACGCCGACGCGATCGCCAAGCAGCAGGCCGGCGTCGAGCGTGTGGCCTGGCTGCGCAAGGCGGGCGACCTGACCGGCGTAGTGGGTGCCCTGCACGTGGAGCAGGAAAAGCGCGGCCTGCTGGCCACCCTGGACGACATCCTGGAGCGCGCGGGTATGACCCGCGAGCAGCTGACCGAGCAGTACACCCTGCGCCGCAACTGGACCCGCCACCGGGCGAGCCTGCGGTCGCTGATCGAGCTGCTTGCACCGCTGGCGGAAACGCCCGATACACCCGATTCAAACGAAGGTTAAAGGCACTTTATGGACGTTCGCTGCCCGAGTTGTCATAGCACGTTCACCCTGGAGCAGGTGGCCGAGGACGAGGCCCTGCGCGAGCTGATGGGGATCATCGCGGATCTGCCCCGCGAGACCTCCCGCCCGCTGGCCGCCTACATCGGCCTGTTCCGGGGCAAGACACGCGCCACCGCCTACGAGCGCCAGCTGCGCCTGGCCCGTGAGGTGCTGGCCATGAGCGGCGACACCCAGCTGGTGGGCGCGGCCCTGTCCGAAACCGTGGAGGCCATCCGCGCCAAGCGTGACGCGGGCGAAGATGCCCGGCCGCTGAAGAATCACAACTATTTCAAGCGGGTGCTGGAGAGCGTGGGCGCTCGCCCGAAGGTCGCGCCGGTGGCCCGCATCGAGCACGCCGACCGGAGTCTGAGCCCGGCCGCCAACGCGGTGCCCGAGAGCAAGACCCGGCAAGCGGTAAACCGACTCATGAGGGACCGTCGTGGCTGAGCAGAAAAAACAGACACCGCCGCCGGCGGACTGGTTCGAGGAAGTGGTGGCCGAGGGCATCGCCAAGCTGTACGTGCTGCGCCTGGATAGCGCACCGGCCGCCGACACCCTGGACGGCGTGGAGATGGTGTGGGTCGAGGCCCTGTGGTACAGCAACATCGCCTGGGACGAGGAGCTGGACACCGCCCGGCTGCGCCAGGCGTTCCGTGCCCTGACCCAGCGGGTGACACGCTGGCCTGCACCGCGCGAACTGATGACACACCTGCCGGGCCGGCCCCAGCGCAAGCCGCTGCCGCCGCCACCGCAGACGCCCGAGCAGAAGGCTAAGGCCGAGGCACAACTGGCCAAGCTGTGGGAAATGATGAAGGGTTTGAACCTGGGGGGAAGTCGTGGAGATTGACATCGACCAACTGCCGCAGAGCGCGGCGGAAATTGTGGAAGTGGTAGGCGTAGAAGCCGCCCTGCGCCTTGTGGAGGCATGGGGCGGCATTCGTTTGTACGTGCCCCAGCAGATGCCGGAGGATCACCTCCTGGTGTCCACCCTGGGCCGTGACGAGTCCGACGAGCTGGCCAAGTGCTACGGCGGCGAGTGCATCCAGGTGCCGCGCTGCCTGCACGCCCTCCGGGCTGTGCGCAACTGCCGCATGCGGCGCGAGCGGGCCAAGGGTGACAGCCCGGCCCTGCTGGCTCTGCGCTACCGGCTGACCGAGCGCCAGGTGTATTCGATCCTGGCGGCCGCTGATGAGCCCGTGGACGAGAAGCAACAATCCCTCCTATAGACCCTGGCCGTGTGACGCGCTAATCTGCGCGCATCCCTCCCGGCGGCGCCCGCTGCTGAAGCCCAACATCTGAACCGCTGCATCTTGACCCCGTAGTCTGCGGGGCATGGATACTAAACGCTTACTCGACATTCTCCGTGCCAGTCCCTGGTTGTTGGTCGCCCTTGCGGCGCTCGCCCTGGTGACCTGGTGGAACCCCGATCTGCCCGTGTTCCTGGTGTGGGCCATGGCCAAGCTGGCCCTGGGCGCCTTCCTGGGCTACTGGGTGGACCGCTCCATTTTTCATTACTCCCGCCCGGGATCGGTGCCCATTGGTGACGCCGGCCCCAACACCGCCTTGCTGATCGCCGCCAGCATGCTGCGCCGTGCCCTGATCATGGCGGCGGCCATCGTGGCCATCGGCCTGGGGGCGCCATGAACATCAAGCAACTGATCAACGACATCCTGCGCCGCGAGGGCGGCTTCGTGAACCACGCCGCCGACCGGGGCGGCGCCACCAATTACGGCATCACCCAGGAAACTCTGGCCAGCTGGCGCGGCCGTTCGGTGAGCGTGGACGAGGTCCGCGACCTGACCGAGGACGAGGCCCGCGAGATCTACGCCGCCCGCTATGTGGTGGAGCCCCGCTTCGCTGACATCGAGGACGAGGACCTGGCCGCCCTGGTGGTGGACTGCGCCGTGAACCACGGCCCTGCGCGTGCCGCACGCTGGCTGCAGCAGGCGGCGGACGTGAACACCGACGGCAAGGTGGGGCCGATAACCCTGGCGGCCGTCAACAGCCAGGACGGCACGGATCTTTATTGCGGGGTGCTCGCCGAGCGCTGCCGTTTCTATGGACAACTGATCACCCGCGACCCCTCGCAGGCGGCGTTTGCTGCTGGCTGGGCCAACCGGGTGGCCGAGTTTATCGAGGAGACACCCTGATGAATTGGTCTGATGTGGGCGGCATTGTCGCCAAGGCAGCGCCGCTGGTGGGCTCCATGCTGGGTGGTCCGGCCGGCGGTGCTGTCGGCGGCCTGGTGGCCAAGGTGTTGGGAACCGATGCCACGCCCGACGCGATCGGCGAGGCACTGAAGGCCGACCCGGCGGCGCTGGAGCGTGTGCGCAAGCTGGAGATGGAGAACGAGCAGGAGCTGACCCGCATGCACCTGGAGGCCGAGACCTCCCGGCTGACCCAGGTCAACAAGACCATGCGCGCCGAGGCGGCCAGCAACGACGGCTACGTGCGCCGCTGGCGCCCCACCTTCGGCTATGCCGTGGCGCTGGCCTGGGTGGTCCAGGCGTTCGGCATCATCGGCGCCTGTCTGTACGCGGCGATCGCATCACCCGCTGAGGCCGGCCCGATCATCAACGCCGTGGGGAATATGGTCTCCGCGCTGGGTATGCAGTGGGCCGTTGCGCTCTCTGTGTTGGGCGTGAACGTGGCCAAGCGCAGCCAGGACAAACAGGTGGCAGCCGGGCAGCAGCCTGGCGGTGGCCTACTGGGCGCTATTTCCAAGCGCCTGGGCGGGTGAGGTGTAGCCGTGTTTGATGAACGGGACTACGAGCGAGCCAGCGAGCTGAGCCAGGGCGAGATCGACCACGCCCTGGAGCAGCACCGCAAGCGAATGCAGGAAGGTGGCGAGGGATCGCCAGACGGGGCGTGTCTGGACTGTGGGCTGCCGATTCCGGCGGCCCGCCTTGCGGCCTGGCCAAGTGCCTGCCGCTGCGTGGAATGCCAGGCGGACCAGGAACAACAACAGAAGACGACGGGGGCCTGATGGAGGCTGTAAACATCGACGGCGCGCGCTTTTTCTGGGACGTGGCGCAGACGTTAATCATGGCGGTAATCGGGATCTATGTGTGGTGGACCGGGCGCACGCGGGCAACGACCAAGGCGATCCAGCAGGTAGACGATCGAGTGACCGACATGGACCAGCACGTGAAGCGCCTGGAGCAGACCCTGGAGAACCGGCCCGGGTACGGCGACCTGGACAACTTGCGGGCCGAGATGGCCCAGACCAATCGAACACTGGAGGGGGTGACGGCCCAGTTGCAGGGCACCACGGCGCTGCTGCACCGGCTGCACGACTACCTGCTGCAGGAGCGGAGGGAGAAGTAACCATATGAGCTTTCAAGATTTCGAGACCGAGGGCCGCCGTTTAGGCGTGCTGCGCATCCTGTCCCGGCGCAACGAGTACACCACCAACGAGTACAGCCTGAACGACGAGCTGGCCGGGGCCTATGCCCACAACGTCAGTCGCGACCGGCTGCATGGGGATCTGGCCTGGCTGGAGGAGCAGGGCCTGGTGATCGTCCAGCAGCCCCGCGCCGGCTGGATCGTGACCCTGACCGCCCGTGGGGGCGATGTCGCCGCCGGCCGGGCCAACGTCCCCGGCGTGGCGCGTCCGCGTCCGGGGGTGTGAGATGCCCAAGCGATCCAAGGTCTACGAGCTGCCGCCGGAGCTGCGCGACGAACTGAACGAGCGCCTGGTGTCGAGTGGCTTTCAGGGTTACGAGCAGATGGCCAGCTGGCTGGAGGAGCGCGGCTTCAAGGTGTCGCGTTCCTCCGTTCAGCGCTACGGCCAGGACCTGCAGGAAGAGTTCGAGATGGCCATGGGCGACGTGCGCAAGACCACCGAGATGGCCAAGGCGTTCACCGAGTCCGACGACGACAGCAAGGGCAGCCTGGTGGACGCCACCGCGCGGATCGTCCAGGAGCAACTGCTGCGCATCACCATCGCCCTACGCAAGGCCGAGCACGAGCCCGAGAAGGCCGCCAAGTACATGGCCAGCATCACCCATGCCCTGGCTGACATCGGCCGCATGAGCCTGGGACAGAAGAAGTGGGCGCGCGAGGTGCGCCGAGAGGTGGCCCAGGAGGCCGCCGACAAGGCCGCCGAAGTGGCCAAGCGCGGCGGGCTGTCTTCCGAGATGGTCAACAACCTGCGCCGCGAGCTGCTGGGCATTGCCAAATAACCGAACGGAGACAAGACCAACATGCAGACACTGGAGGCTGACAACGCCCAGCTGATCCAAGGCGATGCCCTGACTACCCTGGCCGAACTGGCGCCGGAGTCGGTGGACGCACTGATCACGGACCCGCCTTATTCAAGCGGCGGCATGTTCCGGGGCGACCGCGTGCAGGACACCGGCAACAAGTACCTGAACACCGGGGCGCGTCACGTCGCCCCGAGCTGGCCGGGCGATACACGCGACCAGCGAGCCTATGCCCTGTGGTGTGAGCGCTGGTTAACCGCCAGTTATCGCGCCCTCAAACGGGGGGGGGTGGTCGCTGTGTTCTGCGACTGGCGGCAGCTGCCGACCGTCTCCGACGCCATCCAGGTGGCGGGCTTCGTGCTGCGCGGCATCCTGGTGTGGGACAAGACCGAGGGCACGCGGCCGGTCAAGGGCTGGCATCGTCAGCAGTCCGAGTTCGTTCTGACCGCGAGCAAGGGGCCGCGCGCCAAGGCTGGGCCGGATGCGCCGGCGCTGCCTGGCGTGGTGCGCTGCGCCCCGCGCAAGGGCGAGAAGCTGCACCAGGTGGGCAAACCGGTGTCGCTGATGCAGGAGGTGATCCGCCTGGCGCCCGAGGGTGGCACGGTGCTGGACCCGTTCATGGGATCGGCCACCACCGGCGTGGCCGCCCTGGAATCCGGGCGCGGCTTCGTGGGTATGGAGATCGACCCGCACTATTACGCCGTGGCCACCGAGCGGCTGCGCAAGCTGGCCGAGTCGGCCTGATGGGGTGCCTGGTATGACCGACGTTCCCGCCCGCCTGCCGGCCACCCATGACGCCGACGCCCCGCCGCCGGTGCTGCTGGGCTACCAGCAGGCGTGGATTGCCGATGACAGCCAGCTGAAGGTGTCCGAGAAGTCGCGCCGCACGGGCCTGACCTGGGCGGAGGCATCGGACAACGTGCTGATCGCGGCGAGCAGCAAGGCCGCCGGCGGGCAGAATGTCTATTACATCGGCTACAACCAGGACATGGCCATCGAGTACGTGGAGGCGTGCGGCATGTGGGCGCGCGTGTTCAACCACGCGGCCAGCACCGTCGAGGAGGGGATCTGGGAGGAAGCCGGCGACGACAAGAACATCAAGACCTTTACCATCAAGTTTCCCGACAGCGGCCACCGCATCGTGGCCCTGTCCAGTCGCCCCGCCAACTTGCGCGGTAAGCAGGGCGTGGTGGTGATCGACGAGGCGGCGTTCCACGACAAGCTGGGCGAGCTGCTGAAAGCGGCCCTGGCGCTGCTGATCTGGGGCGGCAAGGTGCGCGTGATCAGCACCCACAACGGCGAGCGCAACCCCTTCAACGAGTTAATCAACGACATCCGCGCCGGTAAGCGCCGGGGCAGCGTGCAGCGCATCACCTTCCAGGAGGCCATAGCGCAGGGCTTGTACCAGCGAGTGTGTCTGCGCCTGGGCAAGGACTGGACCGCCGAGGGTGAGGCCGATTGGCTGGAGAGCGTGTACGCCTTCTATGGCGACGCCGCCGGCGAGGAGCTGGATGTCATCCCGTCCCAGGGCTCCGGTGCCTGGCTTTCCCGCGCGCTGATCGAGGCGCGCATGGCGGAAGGCCCGCCGGTGCTGCGCCTGGCGATGCCCGACGAGTTCAAGCACTGGGCGCCGCACCTGCGCGAGGCGGAGATCCGCGACTGGTGCGAGCGCGAGCTGCGCCCGCTGCTGGCCGTGTTGCCGCCGGAGTTGCTGGTCTCCGTGGGCGAGGACTTCGGGCGGGTCTCTGACCTGACGGTGATCGTGCCCATGGTCACAGGCCAGGACCTCAAGCGCCGGGTGCCGTTCGTGGTGGAGTTGGGCAACATGCCGTTCGAGCAGCAAAAGCAGGTGCTGTTCTATGTCTGCGACCGCTTCCCGCGCTTTCACGTGGGCGCCCTGGATGCCCGGGGCAACGGTGCCTACCTGGCCGAGGTGGCCACCCAGCATTACGGCGCGCGCATCCATGAGGTGCAGTTTACCGAGGGCTGGTACCGCGAACACATGCCACCGCTGAAGGCGGCCTTTGAGGATGGCGAGCTGGAGATCCCCAAGGACGCGCATCTGCTGGATGACCTGCGGGCCATCAAGCTGGTGGATGGCGTGGCCCGTCTGCCCAAGAGCACCGGCCAGAAAAACCGCCACGGCGACGGCGCCATCGCGCTGGCCCTGGCCTACTACGCCACCCGCACGGACGGGGTGGAAATCGAATTTCGCAGCACCGGCATTCAGCGCAGCGGCTACCAGGCCGGGCGGCTCCAGCAGGACGTGGGCTGGGGCGCCGTCGGTGGTGGCACAGATATGGGGAGCTTCTAGATGGCGACCGAAAAGCCAGACATGCAAGAGGTGGCCACCACGCTGGATGGCCGCGACATTACCCGGGGCTACGTTCACCCGTTGCAGCTCATGCAGCCCACGGACACCGTGCTGGCCTCCCGGGGTGGCGGCGACTTGCGGCTGTACCAGGAGCTGCTGCGCGATGACCAGGTTAAAGCCACCTGGCAGCAACGCCAGCTGGCCGTGACCCAGGCCGACTGGGAGGTGGAGCCCGGCGGATCGGGGCGGCAGGACAAGGCCGCCGCCGACTTCCTGCGCGATCAGCTGAAGGCGCTGCGCTTCGACCGGGCCACCAGCAACATGCTGTATGGCGTGTTCTACGGCTACGCCGTGGCCGAGTGCCTGTGGGGCCGCGACGGCCGCCACGTGACCCTGGACGACATCAAGGTGCGCAACCGCCGCCGCTTCCGCTTCGATGGTGCGGGCCGCCTGCGCCTGCTGACGACCAGTTCGCCCGAGGGCGAGCTGCTACCCGATCGCAAGTTCTGGACCTTCAGCACCGGCGCCGATCATGACGACGAGCCCTACGGCCAGGGCCTGGGTCACTGGCTGTACTGGCCGGTGTTCTTCAAGCGCAACGGCCTGCGCCTGTGGCTGACGTTCCTGGACAAGTTCGGCCAGCCCACCGCCAAGGGCACGTTCCCGCAGTCCAGCACCGAGAGCCAAAAGCAGCGACTGCTGCAGGCACTGCAGGCGGTGCACAGCGACTCCGGCGTGATCGTGCCCGAGGGTATGCAGATCGAGCTGATCGAGGCGGCCCGCTCCGGTACCGGCGATTACACCTCGCTGTATGACCGCATGGACCGGGCGATCGCCAAGGTGATCCTGGGCCATACCGGCTCCAGCGAGAGCGCCCCCGGCCGCCTGGGTGGCGAGGACATGGCGGGCGACGTGCGCGACGACATCGTGAAGGCCGACGCCGACGTGGTGTGCGAATCGTTCAATCAGTCGGTGGCCAAGTGGCTGACCGACTGGAACTACCCCAACGCCAAGACGCCGCGCATGTGGCGCAAGATGGACCAGACCGATGACCTGGCCCGTAAGGCCCTGCGCGATGAGCGTGTGGCGCGCCTGGGTTACCGGCCCACTCTGCGCTACATCACCGAGACCTACGGCGAGGGCTGGGAAGTGGACAACCGGCCGTCGCCAGCAGGCCCCGGCGGGCCGCCCGGCCTGGGCTTTGCTGAGCGTGACGACGAGAGCGCCAAACGCCGCAGCGATCGGCTGGCCGACCGCCTGGAGCGCGAAGCCGAGCCCGCTTGGGGCGAGATGATGGAGCCGGTGCGCCGCCTGGTGGACAGTGCCGCGACCATGGAGGAGCTGCGCGACGGCCTGCTGGAGCTGTACGAGGACATGCCCAGCGACCAGCTGGCCAAGGTCATGCAGAAGGCCATCGCCACGGCTGAGCTGTCCGGCCGGGCCGATGTGAGCGAGGGCGAGTAATGGCCGTCGAGTACAAGGATCTGCCGTTCGAGGAGGCGATCGCCTTCTTTCGTAAAAAGGTGAATCTGCCCACCGAGCGCTGGACCAACGTGTGGAAAAGCGCCCACGACAGCGCCTTCATGGTGGCCGGCGCCGCCAAGGCGGATTTATTGGCCGACCTGCGCGGGGCCGTGGACGAGGCGATCAGCCAGGGCACCACCCTGGAACAGTTCCGCGAGCGCTTCGACGAGACGGTGGAGCGCACCGGCTGGGAGTATCGCGGCGGGCGTGGCTGGCGCACGCGGGTGATCTACGAGACCAACCTGCGCAGCGCCTACGCCGCCGGACGCCATGCCCAGCTGACCGACCCCGACCTGCTGCGCACCCGCCCGTACTGGCGTTACCTGCACGGCGGCAGTGCCGACCCGCGCCCCGATCACCTGAGCTGGGACGGCCTGGTGCTGCGCGCCGACGATCCCTGGTGGAACGAACACTACCCGCCCAATGGCTGGGGCTGCAGCTGCAAGGTGGTGGCCGTGGGGCCGGCGGACCTGGAGCGCCTGGGCAAGGACGGCCCGGACAATGCGCCGACGGTGCAGCGGGAGCCCTGGCAGGACCCGACCGGCGAGCGCCAGGAGGATGTGCCGGTGGGTGTCGACCCGGGCTGGAACTACCCCCCGGGGCGCAGCGTGGCCGAGCGCACCCGCGAGACCGTGGAGCGCAAGCGCGCCAAGCTGCCCGACGCCCTGGGCACCGCGATGATGGGCGAGATCCGCGCGCGCCTGCGCGAAGACCCCGACGACCTGGAGTAAGTCATGGCCGGCATTGAGCTGAACACCGAGATCCGCGACCAGGTCACCAGCGACGTGCTGGACCAGATCGTGCGCAACATGGGCAGCCTGCGCCCGGCGCTGCTGGAGATCGGCGAGCACCTGCAGGGCTCCGTGGAGGAGCGCTTCCGCACCGAGACCGACCCCGAGGGCAACCCCTGGGAGCCGCTGTCCGAGTTCACCAAGGCTAACAAGCGCAACGACCAGATCCTGACCGAGAGCGGCGGCAGCGGCCTGCGCGGCTCCATCCACTACCAGGCGGGCAATCACTCCCTGGAGCAAGGCACTAACAAGATCTATGGCGCCATCCACCAGCTGGGCGGTATCATTCGGGCCAAGCGTGCGCCCGCGCTGGCGATCGGTCGCTCCGGTGGCGCCTTCGCCCTGGTCAAACAGGTGGAGATTCCGGCGCGTCCGTACCTGGGCTTGTCCGATGACGACCGCCGTGCGATCGACGCCATCTTGACCCGGCACACATTGCCCGAAACGGCCCGATAGCGGGCGCGCCCTGTAAGGCCCCTGAGAGCCGTTCTAAGGGTGGGGCGCAACGTAGGCCCGCCCGAAAGTTTTTAAACCGCTGTGCGAGCCGTTAAACGGGTCTTAAACAACTTGCCACCTGCCTTGTCTGGTGGTTACATGGTCCGCGCGTACCCGCGCCGCTTTTCCGGCCCTTCGGCCACCCCTCCTGCCTGCTGAAGTCCTACACCTTATTGCCTCCGGCGATTGTCCTGATACTGGCCCCCATCATCACGGGAGGCCGCTATGCAGCGAATCGAAATTTTCCGGCCGGGCAAGCACACCGCCATGTCCGGCGAGACCATCGGGTTTACCGAGGCGGAGCTGCGCGCGTCCGCCGATGCCTACGATCCGGCGCTCCATGAAGCGCCCATGGTTGTGGGCCACCCCAGCCACGACCACCCGGCCTATGGCTGGGTCAAATCCCTGAACTATGGCGAGAGCCTGGAGGCCGAGCCCGACCAGGTGGAGCCGCAGTTCGCCGAGCTGGTGGAGGCTGGACGCTTCAAGAAGGTGTCCGCGAGCTTCTACCGCCCCGACTCCCCCGCTAACCCTAAGCCTGGCGTTTACTACCTGCGCCACGTGGGCTTTCTGGGCGCCCAGCCGCCGGCCATCAAGGGCCTGAAGCAGATCGAGTTCACCGACGGCGACACGGATGTGGTCGAGGTGGAGTTCGGCGAGGTGCGCCCGGGGGTGGTGCAGCGTCTGTTCCGCAGCCTGCGCGAGCACCTGATCGGCGAGAAAGGCCGCGAGGCCGCCGACCAGGTATTGCCCGACTGGGAGATCGAGCACCTGGAGGTGCCGGATTCGCCCGCCTACAGCGAGGCCACCGCGCCCGCCAAACCGCAACCCAAGACCACCCAGGAGGTGACCGACGTGGACAAACAAGAACTGGAGCGCCAGCGCCAGGAAATCGAGGCGCGGGAGAACCGCATCAAGGAACAGGAGGCGGCGTTCGCCGAGCGCACCCGCCAACAGCAAACCGAGGACAGCGCCAAGATGGTCGACCAGTTGGTGACCGAGGGCCGCGTGCTGCCCAAGCACCGCGACGGCCTGGTGGCGTTCATGGCTAACCAGGACGCCGAGGGCGCGCTGGAGTTCGGCGAGGGCAAGGACAAGGTGAAGACCAACGGCCGCGCCTTCCTGGAGGAGTTCCTGAAAGAGCTGCCCCAGGCGGTGGACTACAGCGAGCGTGCCGGCGCCGGTGGCGATGATGCCAACGCCGACAGCTTCGAGACCCCGGAAGGCTACCAGGCCGACCCGGACAAGGTGCGACTGCATCGCCAGGCGCTGGCGTACCAGGAGCGTAACGAGTGTGACTACGTGACGGCCGTGCGCGCCGTCCAGCGAGGAGGTGCCGCATGAGCCAGAAAATTCCCGTATTGATCCTGACCGTCTCCGCCCTGGGCGCAGTGAGCGCCCACCGGTTCGTGGGCTTCGACGGTGCCCAGGTGTCCGCCTCTGGCGGCAAGTCCCTGGGTGTCTCCACCTTCGACGCCACCGATGGCCAGGATCTGGCCCTGGACGTGGTGGGCACCACCGTGGTGGAGGCCGCCGGCGCGATTGCCGTGGGGGCTGACGTGGTGTCTGACGCAAACGGCCTGGCCATCACCAACCCCGGCGTGGGTGGCGAGATTGTGGCGGCCAAGGCGCTGGATTCGGCGGCCGGCGCCGGTGAGTTCATCGAAGTGCTGCTGGTCCAGTAAGCGGCGCATAAACACGAGTTAAGGAGACGTTAAACCATGCCTATGAATAACCAGCAGGTCCGGGTCATTGATCCGATTCTGTCCAACGTCGCCCAGGGGTATCGACACCCTGAGCGCGTGGGCTTCGCCCTGTTCCCCCGCGTGCCGGTCAAGCAGCGCGGCGGGCAGATCATCGAGTTCGGACGCGAGAGCTTCAAGCGGTACAAGACCCGCCGCGCGCCTGGCTCCAACACCAAGCGGGTGCAGTTTGGCTACGAGGGCAAGCCCTTTGCCCTGGTGCAGGACGCCCTGGAAGGCCAGGTGCCGTGGGAGCACATGCAGGACGCCAACCAGGTGCCAGGCATCGACCTGGGCACCCAGGCGACCAACGAGAGCATGAATATCATGTCGCTGTCGCTGGAGATCGAGCAGGCCGAGATTGCCACCAACGCGGGCAACTACGGCGTGAACAACAAGATCACCCTGTCTGGTACCGACCAGTGGAGTGACCCCAACTCCGACCCGGCCAAGCAGATCCGCGAGTACCGCGAGGCGGTGCGATCCATCATCGGCATCCGGCCCAACACGCTGGAGATCCCGGCGGGTGGCTTCAACGCCCTGTGCGAGCACCCGAAGATCTTGGAGCGCTTCAAGTACACCTCCAGCGACTCCATCACCGTCGAGATGCTGGCCCGGCTGTTCAACCTGCGCCGCATCGTGATCGGCGAGGCAGTGTACATGAACGACGGCTCCGACCAGATGGTGGACGCCTGGGGCAATGCGGCTGTGTTGGCCTACGTGCCGGAACAGATCAGCTCCCGAGCGGAACCGTCCTTCGGGTACACCTACACCCTGGAAGGCCACCCGATCGTCGAGGAGCCCTACAACGAGCGCAACGCCAAGAGCTGGATCTATCCGGTGACCTATGAGCGCAGCCCCGTGCTGTCAGGCATCGAGTCCGGCTTCCTGATCCAGGATGTGGCCGCGCTGGCGTAACCCACTGACGGCCCGCTGCGGCGGGCCGCAACCATGACGAGGTGAGTATGAAATTTCCAGTGACCGAGCCGCTGCGCCGCGACGGCAAGACGCACAAGCCGCCCGCCGAGGTGGAGATGGACGTCGAGAAGGACGCCGAGGAGATCGACCGTCTGACCCGCAAGGGTGTGATCCGCGATGTGCGCGAGACCACCGAGGACGACGCCGGGGCGAAGGATGAGGCACGGGCCCAGGCGAAGGCCGAGGCGGAAGCCCAGGCCCAGGCGGAAAAGGAAGCCCAGGAAAAGGCTGACGAGGAAGCCAAAGCCCAGGCCGAGCGGGAGGCCCAGGAGCAGGCCGAGAAGGAAGCCCAGGCGAAAGCCGAAGCGGAGGCCAAGACCAAGGCCGACCAGGAGGCCAAGCCGAAGGCGGCCAGCAAGTCCACCACCAAGGCCAAGGGGTAAGCGATGTACGCCAGCGTAGCTGATCTGATCGAGCGTTTCGGCGAGACGGAAATCGTCGAGCTGACCGACCTGGAAAACACCGGGGCGGTGGATAACGCCATGGCCGAGCAGGCCCTGACGGATGCCGGCGCCGAGATCGACGGCTACCTGGCGGCCCGCTACCGCCTGCCGGTGACCGACACGCCCCGCCTGCTGTCGCTGCTGTGCACGGACATCGCCCGGTACCGGCTGCAGAAAGGGGTGACTACCGAGCAGGCGCGCCAGCGCTACGAGGACGCGGTAACGAAGCTGAAGGCGATCGCCCGGGGCGAGATCAACCTGCCCCTGGACACGCCGCCGCCCGCCAGCGCCGAGCCCAGAGTGGTGACCGGCTCCGGCCGGACCTTCGATAACGACACGCTGCGGGGTTACTGATGATCGCCGCAGCTGAGGACGCCATCATCGCCGCCATCCAGGAAGCCCTGGGGCAGACGGTGCAGACCGTCGAGACCCTGCCCGGCCCCTGGGATCAGGACGCGCTGGCGCTGGCCTTTCGCAAGATGCCAGGCGTGTGGGTGTACTTCGACGGCGGCAACCCTGGCCGAGGCCGGGGCCGCCTGTCCGCCCGCTTTGTGGTGTACGCGGTGACCAGTCATGCCAGCGGTGGCCGTGAGCGCCAGCGCGGCAACAGCCGCCAGATCGGTGCCTACGAGATCGTGCAGCGGGTGGTGCCTTCCCTGGACCAGCAGCCGATGGCGCAGCTGGGTAGCCTGCGGTTCGACGGGCTGCGGGTGCTGACCCCAGCCAGCGCCCAGCGCAAGGGCGTGGCCGTCTACGAGATGGCGTTCGGGCTGGAGATGGCCTTCCCGGCGCCGCGCGACCTGGCCGACCTGGCCGACTTTGCCATCTACAGCGCCACCCATGAGGTGGGCGATGGCCCGGATACCGAGAGCTACACCGACATTCCAACGGGTAACGAGGAGACACAACCGTGACCAAGCGATACATCAAACCGGCCCGCGAGGGCCTGGTGGTGCGCCAGCCGAAGAACGGCCGCCCGCTGCCCGCCGAGGGTGCCTGGGTGGACTGGAGCGGGTACTGGGCGCGCCGTAAGGCGGAAGGTTCGATCGTCGAGGCCAAGCCGCCGGCGAAAACCAAGGCCAAGCCCCAGGGCGAGGCGACCACACAAAAGGAGGCTGACTGATGGCGATCAGTGCGACCGTATTTAATGAGATCCCGGCGGCCCTGCGTGTGCCGGGCTGGTACATCGAGTTCGACAACCGCCTGGCGGGCAACGCGGTGTTCATGGGCAAGCTGCTGGTGATCGGCCAGAAGCTGGTCACTGGCACCCAGGACCCCAACACCCTGGTGCGCGTCACCAGCAAGGAACAGGCCGACGAATTGTTCGGGCGTGGCTCCATGCTGGCCGAGATGATGCGCGCCATCAAAGAGGTGGACCTGTACACCGAGACCTGGGCGATCGCCCTGGAGGATGCCGGGACAGCTGTGGCGGCCGAGGGCGCCATTGAGGTGACCGACAGCCCCACGGAGACCCGGCCCCTGGCCCTGTACATCGGTGGCCGGCGCGTGTGGGTGGAGTTGACCGGCGGTGATGACCCGCAGACGGTGGCCACGGCCATCGTGGACGCGGTGAATGCCGACGACCGCGTGCCGGTGACGGCGGCGGTGGATGGCGTAACGCCCAGCAAGGTGCTGCTGACCTGCCGCTGGGGCGGTGAGACCGGCGACGACATAGACCTGCGCGACAGCGTGAAGGGCGAGCAACGCCCGGGTGGTCTGCGGGTGATCTACACCCAGCCGACCGGCGGCGCGGTGAACCCCGACCTGGACCCGGTAATCGCGGCCATGGGCAGCGAGTGGTGGAACTGGATTACATTGCCCTACACCGACACCGTGAGCCTGGAGGCGATCGAGGGCGAGCTGGCCGACCGTTACGGCCCCATGCGCCAGATCGGTGGCCGAGCGTTTGCCGCTTACCGTGGCAATCACAGCGAGACCGGCACCAAGGGGAGCGCGCGCAACTCGCCGCACGTGACCCTGATGGGTACCAACCTGGCGCCGACGCCGACGTGGATCTGGGCGGCGACCAACGCCATCGTGGCGGCGCAGTCGCTGGGCATCGACCCGGCCCGGCCGCTGCAGCGTCTGACCCTGCCGGGGCTGATCCCGCCGGTGGAGGATGTGCGCTGGAACGACGCCGAGCGCAACCTGCTGCTGTTCGATGGTGTCGCTACTTACACCGTGGCCAGCGATGGCAGCGTGCAGATCGAGCGCCAGATCACCACCTACCAGGAGAACGCCAGCGGCGTGGCGGACGATTCCTATCTGGACATCAACACGCCGGAGACCCTGGAGCGCATCCGCTTCGAGCAGATCAGCCTGTTCGCGCAGAAGTACCCGCGCCACAAGCTGGCCGCCGACGAGGACCGCGAGTTCTACGACCCCAGCCAGCCGATCATGACGCCCAAGGTAGCCCGCACCGAGCTGCTGAACCTCTACCGGCTGACGCTGATGGGGGCCTATGGCTGGGTGCGCGACTACGCGGGCTACTCCGAGAGCTTGCGGGCGAACATCGACCCAAGCGACCCGGGCCGGCTGAACGTGATGGACCAGCCCATGCTGATCGGCCAGTACCGCGTGCATGCGCAGCAGACCCAGTTCCGGCGCTAAGCGCCGGTTAACCACCGTTTAACAGGAGGGTAAACACCCATGAGCGGACGAATCACAGGGGTAGCAACCATCCGCGTGGATGGCCAGGAGTTCCCCACCGAACGCGGCGCCACGCTGAACCCGGGGGGCGTCAACCGCGCCACCAAGATGGCCGGCAAGCGCGTGTACTACAACGAGGAGCCGGTAGCGCCAACGCTGCAGGCCACCGTGCTGCACACCGAGGAGCTGGACATCATCGAGATCGGCAAGATCCGCGATGCCACCGTGCTGTTCGAGTGCGACAACGGCCAGGACTACATGCTGACCGGGGCTTTCGTGACCGAGACAGCGGAACTGAACAGCGGCGAGGGCCAGATCCGTCTGAACATGGCCGCCCGCACTTGCGAGAGGGTTTAACGCATGAGCATTGAAGCGATCTACGCCGCCAGCGGCGACATGGACCTGACCGACGAGGAGCTGGCGCGCATCGAGGACACGGGCGAAGCGATCAAGGTGGCGCTCTCCGAGCCGCTGGTGTTTACCGCCAGCAAGCTGGACGGCGAGCGCACCCTGGAGGCGCTGACCCTGCCCAAGAAAGTGAAGGGTAAGCACCTGAAGGCGCTGGACAAGGCCGAGGGTGAGATGGGCAAGTCGATGGCCCTGGTGGCCAAGCTGGCCGGCATCCCGCCGCATGCCTGTGACGAGATGGATGGGCGCGACATCGTGCTGTGCCTGGAAGCGATGAAGCCTTTTTTGCCGAGACCCCCGCGGACTGGGAAGCGCTAGTCCGCACCGTGGCGGTGGCTTTCACGGGGTTTAACCCGCTGGAGCTGCTGGAGATTGACCTGGAGGACCTGGAGTGGTGGTACCACCAGGCAGAGCAACTGGCCGAGGAGATGAAACAGCATGGCTAACATGGTGACCAGTGTTGTCATGGAGCTGGTGGACCGGGTGACGCGCCCGGTTCGTCGCATCCAGCGTTCGCTCTCCGGCCTGTCGCAGCGCGCCGGGCTGGACCGCCTGGCCGCCTCCGGCCGCCGCGTGAGCCAGTCCCTGGGCGCGGTGGTGGAGCGTGCCCGAGGGCTGGGCCAGCGCCTGCTGTGGATGGGGGGTATCACCGCCGGCGCGGTGTGGGGCACGGAACGCCTGGTGTCGGGGGTGACCGACCTGGGCAATGAGGTGAAGAACGCCGCCGAACGCGTGGGCGTGGGCACCACCTGGTTGCAGGAGTGGCAGTACGTCGGCAAGCAGTTCGGGGTGCAGAACGACGCCCTGGTGGACGGCCTGAAGGAACTGGGCCTGCGTGCGGACGAGTTCGTGGTGACCGCCGGCGGCCCGGCTGCCGAGGCATTCGGGCGCCTGGGTATCAACATCGAGGACCTGCGCAAGACCGGCGGCGACACGGCCGCCATGTTTGACCTGGTGCGTTCGCGCCTGGGTGACCTGGAGAACGACGCCGCCCGCCAGCGGGTGATGGACGAGATCTTCGGCGGCCAGGGTGCCGAGCAGATGGTGGAGATGCTGGCCACCAGCCGCGAGGAGATCGAGCGGATGATGCAGGCCGGCCGGGACCGTGGCGCGATCTTGACCGAGGAGGAGATCGAGAACAGCCGCGAGTACACCCGCCAGATGGGTGACCTGCGCACGGTACTGTTCGGCATCCAGGCGTCGGTGGTGGGCGAGCTGCTGCCGGCCATTAATGAGTGGATCGGCCGCATGGGTGCCCTGGGCCAGGCCAACCGCGAGGCGGTGGCCGGCGACATCGTGGACGGCATCCGCGACGTGTGGCGCGGCATGCAGATGGTGGGCGCGGCGGTGAGCTGGGCCGCCGGCATGGTGGGTGGCTACGGCAATCTGATCATCTGGCTGGCTGCCCTGATGGGTGGCCGCCTGCTGCTGGCGATCGGCAGCACAGTCGTATCCCTGTATCGAATGGGGGCGGCAATCGTCACCAGTGCGGCCACTGTCATTCCCATGTTGGTGCGTGGCCTTCTCACTGCAAGCCGTGTGGCGCTGACCTTTGCGGGGCGAATCGGGGGCGCTGTGGTTGCGTCTCTGGCTTCCATGGCGCGCGGTCTAGTCGGCCTTGCCGCCCGTGCAGTGCCGGCCGCCATTGCCGGCATCCGCGCCCTGTCCCTTGCCCTGCTGACCACCCCGATCGGCTGGATCATCACCGGCGTGGCGGCCGTAGCTGGTGCCGTGTACCTGATCTACCGCAACTGGGACGGCATCGCCGAGTGGTTCGGCAACCTGTGGCAGGGCGTGAAAGACTTTTTCAGCCGTGGCGCCGGCGAGATCGCGGGCGACCTGCTGGCCTGGACGCCGGCGGGGCTGATCTATCGGCACTGGGACGGTATCGCGGAATGGTTCGGCGGGCTGTGGGACGGCATCGCCGGCTATTTCAGCCAGGGTATCGGCCAGGTGGCCAAGGATCTGCTGGCCTTCAGCCCGGCCGCCCTGCTGATGAAGGGTATCGACGCGGTGTTCGAGCTGTTCGGCGCACGGCCACTGACCGAGATGGGCCAGGAGTGGATCGGCGGGCTGTGGGACGGTATCAGCGCCCAGTGGTCAGCGCTGACCGGCTGGCTGTCCGAGCGCATCACGGGGCTGATCGAGTGGATGCCGGACTGGGTGAAGGATCGCCTGGGTATCGGTGGTATGGAAGCGCCCATGCCAACCGGTGCGCCGGTGGCCGACAACCGCCGGGGCGCGATGCCTGGTCCGGCACGTGCCGAGGTGGGCGGCGAGTTGCGGATCGTGGTGGATTCCGAGGGGCGGCCCCGCGTGGCGGAAGCGCGCCGCAACGGGGGCATGGACTTCGATGTGGATGCTGGAGTGCTGGGGGTGGCGCCGTGAGCTTAGCTCTTGCCTTTGGCGGGCAGGTCGCCGTCCGCGAGCCGGTCAGTGGCTGCCTGCTGGGTGATGCCGCTGTAAGCGCCGCCCATGACGATCAGGCCGGCGGCAACGTAAACGCCCCAGTGGGCTTCTGGCACGAAGTAGGCCAGGGCTGCGCCTGCTGCGATGCCGGAAATGGCGCCAATAACGGACGCTTTTTCAGTGGTTTTCATGGTGACCTCCTTTTTTATTCATGCGCGAACAGGAGCTTAGCACATGAGCTGGCGTGATCGCATCGACCCGGAGCTGGCGGGTTCCTACCGGGGCGTGCGCTTCCATGTGGAGCGCTCCGACACCACGGGCGGCCGCCGCTGGCTGATCCATGAGTACCCGCGCCGGAACATTCCCTACGCCGAGGACATGGGCCGCAAGGCCCGCGAGTGGCGCCTGTCGCTGTTCGTGGCCGGCGACGACTACGACCGCCAGCGCGATGCCCTGATCGAGGCCCTGGACGCGCCGGGCGCGGCCACCCTGGTGCACCCGTACCTGGGCAGCTTCAAGGCGGTGGCCAGCGACGTGCGCTGGAGCGAGAGCACCCGCGACGGCGGCGTGTGCAGCTTCCAGGTGACCTTTGCCGAGGCCGGCGAAGAAGCCTACCCCGCCACCACGGTGGACACCCAGCGCGAGGTACGCCGGGCGGCGGACGCCTTCGAGGAGGAGTTGGCCCAGGACTTCGCCGACAAGTGGAGCGTGGACGGCCTGCTGGGCTGGTCGCTGGTTGCGGTGGAGCGTGACCTGGCGGCGGTGGTGCGCGGCATCGAGGACGTGGTGGGCGGCATCGCCGACGAGGTGGCGGCGCAGATCCGCGCGCCGATGAACATGGTGGGCATCGTGCTGGGTGGCTACAACCGCCTGCGCAACGCGGTGCTGCGCCCGGTGAAGGCGCTGGACCTGTACAGCGGCAACACCATCCTGGGCAACAAGGACAGCGGCGGCGGTGGCCGTGTGCTGCTGACGCCTGGCACGCCGACCCGGGCGGCCCGGCTGATGCTGGACACCGGCACCAGCAGCGACAGCGTGACACCGCCGACGGCGGACACCCCAGAGCGCATCCAGCGGGCGCAGAACACCGTGGCGGCCCGGCAACTGAACGGCCGCGCGGCCACCGTGGCAGCGGCCCGACTGGTGGCGGACACCGACTGGATGAGCCGCCAGGATGCGATCGCGGCCGGCAACGACACCCTGGCGCTGATCGACGCCCAGATCACCACCGACGAGGCGATCACCGACAGCGTTTACGGCGCCCTGGTGACATTGCGCGCGGCGGTCTCCGAGGACCTGCGCCGCCGGGCGGTGGCCTTGCCGGGGCTGATCACCTACACCCCGCAGACAACCCTGCCGGCGCTGGTGGTGGCCCACCGGCTGTATGGCGACGCCACCCGGGCGGACGAGATCACGGTGCGCAACGGCGCGCGCCACCCCGGCGCCCTGCGCGGCGGTATCGAGCTGGAGGTGCTGAGTGAGTAACCGCGAGCCGGTAGTGCTGCAGATTGGCAGCCAGCGCCACCAGGGCTGGCAGGAGGTGCGCATCCGCCTGTCCCTGGAGCAGATCGCCGACAGCTTCGAGCTGACCCTGACCGAGCGCTGGGCCGAGTCTGGCCTGGTGCGCCCGGTGACGCCGGGCGAAGCCTGCACGGTGCACGTGGGCGACGAGCTGGTGGTGACCGGCTACCTGGACGAGGTGCTGCCGGACTACGACGCGACCAGCCACACCATCGCGGCCAGCGGCCGCAGCAAGGCGGCGGACCTGATCGACTGCAGCGGCAAGGACCAGCGCTTCGACGGCCAGACCCTGCTGCAGATCGCCACCGCCCTGGCCACGCCCTACGGCATCGAGGTGATCGACACCGTGGGCGCGGACAAGCCCTTCCGGGAGTTCGCCCTAGAGGATGGCCAGCCGATCGCCGAGGCTATCGAGCGGGCGGCGCAGATCCGGGGCGCCCGGATCGTGAGCGACGCCCAGGGCCGTCTGGTGATCGTGCACGCGGTGCAGCGGGAGATCCGCACGCCGCTGGAGCTGGGCGGCAACATTCGCAAAGGCTCCGGGGCGTTCAGCGACCGCGACCGCTTCAACACCTACATCGTCGAGGGGCAGACGCCCGGTACCGACAGCTGGAACGGCGAGGACGCCGCCGGCCCCCGGGCCGAGGCGACCGACCCCCGCGTGCGAAAGCCGCGCACCACGCTGATCGTGTGCGACACCCCGGCCGACCCGGCCGACTGCAAGGCCCGGGCGGAGCTGGAGGCGCGCATGCGCTGGGCCAAAGGCCGGGGCGTGACCTACACCGTGGGCGCCTGGCGGCATGAGCAAGGCGTGTGGCGCCCAGGTGACCTGGTGCAGGTGCGCGATGCCTACCTGGGGCTGGATGAACAGATGCTGATCAGTGATGTGCAGCTGATCGAGAGCAGCGAGGGGCGCACCGCCGAGCTGCGCGTGGCCCCGCCGGCGGCCTTCGAGCCAGTGCCGGTACCGGAGCCGCAAGCCGAGGGCGGCGGCGATCAAGCAACTGGCTGGGTGGTGATGTAATGGCTGATCAGAGACGCACCTGGCAACGGCTGATGGGGCCGGTATGGCGGCGCATCCGCCTGCTGGTTTCGCGGGGCGTGCTGAAACTGGTGGACGACAGCCTGAAGCTGCAGGGCGTGCAGGTGTCGCTGCTGGGCGGCGAGCCCGCGTGGGCCGAGCGCTTCCAGGACTACGGCTACACCAGCCACCCGCACCCAGGGGCCGAGGCCATTGTGGCGGCCGTGGGTGGTGCCCGGGCGCACCTGGTGGCGCTGGCCGTGGATGACCGGCGCTACCGCATGAAGGAACTGGCCCAAGGCGAGGTGGCCATGTACGACGATCTGGGCAACGTGATCGTGTTCAAACGCGACAAGATCCAGGTGCAAGCGGTGCAGCACCTGGAGGTGACCGCGCCGACCTGTCACATCACCGCGACCACGACCCACGACGGCAACGTGACGATCAACGGCAACCTGGTGGTGAACGGTACCGGCGCGTTTACAGACGCCCTGTCTTCCGCCACTTCCGTGGCCGATCCGAAGGGCACCATGCAAGGCATGCGCGATACCTACAACGGGCACAACCACCCGGGCGACTCTGGCGGCACGACCAGCACGCCTAACCAGGGGATGGACTGATGGACATTGCATTGAAGTTTGACCCAGGCGCCAAGCGCTTCGATCTGGACATCGAGGGCGGCGACCTGGCGACCGACGAGGGCCTGGAGACGGCGGTGATCCTGTCACTGTTCACCGACCGCCGCGCCCTGGAGGAGGACCGCCTGCCGGATGGCACCAGCGACCGCCGGGGCTACTGGGCAGACGCTTATAACGACCGCCCGCACGGCTCCCGGTTGTGGCTGCTGCACCGCGAGAAGGAACAGGAGGAGGTCCGCCGCCGTGCCCAGGAATACGCCGAGGAGGCGCTGGAATGGCTGGTGGAGGATGAAGTGGCCGAAGCGGTGGAAGTCGAGGCGTATCACATGCGCCGCGACACGCTGGGCCTGCGGGTGGTGATCCGGCGCGGCGATCGCGCGGTGCTGGAACGGCAATACGACTATGTGTGGCGAAACGCTGCATAACGGAGGGGTAAATGGCGTTTAAACGGCCTTCATTACCGGAGCTGATGACGCGGGTCGACCAGGACCTGCTGTCCCGGCTGCCGGGTGCGCAGGCGGCGCTGGCCACGCGCCTGACCAAGGCCCTGGCCACGAGCCAGGCCGGGGTAACGCACGGCCTTTATGGGTATCTGCAATGGCTGGAGCGCCAGCTGTTCCCGGAGACCTGCGACGACGAGCTGCTGCACCTGCACAGCGCTGGCGTGCCACGCCGCCAGGCGGCCAAGGCCACCGGCGAGGTGACCTTTGAGGGCAGCGACGACGCGGTGATCGTTGAGGGCACGCGGCTGCAGCTGGATGGCCAGGAATACGAGACCACCGCCGAAGCGGTGATTGCCGCCGGCACGGCCACGGCCACCGTGGAGGCGCTGGCCGCCGGGTTGGCTGGTGACCAGGACGCCGGCGCGGAGCTGCGCCTGGTGTCGCCGTTGCCTGGTGTTTCCACGGCGGCCGTGGTGGGTGTTGATGGCATCCGGGGTGGCGCGGATCTGGAGACGCCCAGCAGCTGGCGCGATCGCATCCTGTTGCGCCGGGCGCGGGTGCCGCGTGGCGGTGCCCAGGGTGACTGGGAAGGCTGGGCGCTGGAAGTGCCGGGCGTGACCCGTGCCTGGGAGGACCCGCTGGGCATGGGGCCGGGATCGGTGGTGATCCGCATCATGGCGGACGATGCGAGCACCGGCCCGCTGCCTTCGCAGCAGCTGCTGGACGTGGTTCTGGACTACATCGAGGACCGCAAGAACGTACAGGCCCAGGTGTACGTGGTGGCGCCGGATACCAAGTCGTTCGCGCCGGAGTTGATCGTCACGCCGGACACCGAGGAGGTGCGCACCGCTGCTGCCCAGGCCCTGGCCGATTTGGTGGAGCGCGAGGGCGAGCCCGGCGGCACCCTGCTGATTTCCCGCATCCGTGCGGCGATCAGTCTGGCGCCTGGCGTGGAGGACTACGACCTGCAGTCGCCTACCGCTGACGTGATCCACGCCACCGGCGTGCTGCCGATCTGGGGAGGTGTGACATGGGTGCAGAACTAACGGGTGGTGACTATCGCGGGCTGCTTTTCAGCCTGCTGCCGCCGGGCATGGTCTGGCCGACCGAGCCCGAGAGCAACCTGCAGCGACTCCTGGACGGCTCCGCCCAGGAGTTTGCACGAGTGGATGCTCGCGGCCTGGAGTTGCTGGCGGAGGCTGACCCGCGCCAGGCGGATGCGCTTTTTCCTGAGTGGGAGAGCAGCTATAGCCTGCCCAGCGAGTGTGCGCCGACCGAACAGAGCCTTACTGATCGCCGCGTGGCGCTGATCGGGCGAATTGTCGGCCGGGGTGGTATGCGCCAGCAGGACTATATCGACCTGGCCGAGGGGCTGGGTTACGAGGGCGCGCAGATCATCGAGCACCGCGAGGCGACCATGGAGCTGGGCGCCGGTGCAGGAACCAGGGGCGCGGAGATCGGCGACCCGATGAACGGCGAGGACTGGCTGTGGGCCTGGGACGTGCTGGTGCCGAATGGCGTGGTGCGCGTGGCTGAGATCGGCGCGTCGGAGATTGGCGACCCGCTGCGGAGTTGGGGCGATCAGCTGGTGGAGTGCGCACTGCACGAAGCCGCACCGTCCTGGCTGATTTTGAATGTGGGCTATCAGGAGGCTTAACGATGGAGAAGGTAGGTGTCTTTACCGAGCGGACCACGTCCGAGGGTGAGTGGAGAAACGGAGACCCGGCCAGCAACGTGCGCGCGACGCCCATGCTGGCCGATTATTTCAACATGCTGCAGCGTGAGCTGCTGAACGTCCTGGCGGATGCCGGCATTAACGCCGACATCGCGGACGAGACCCAGCTGGCAGCAGCAATCAATGCGATCGCCGATCGCCGCGCGGTCAGCCGCGTGGATGGTGTGGCGGTCATTACTGTGGAGGAAGTCTAAATGCAGGGAGTACCCCGTTATGGCCTGCGCACGCGGGCTGATTATGACCTGCTGCAGGGCCTGGCCACCCAGGGCGAGATTCGCCCGCAAGGTGTGGCCACGCTCAAGCGGCACCTGGAGGGCCTGCTGGTCGGGCGCTTCACCTATGTCTATGACCGGGAGCTGGCCGAAGCCGAGAGCCCGGATGGCGAGCTGCCGGACTACCGCGTGTTGAGCGTGGAGGACGAGGAAACCGGCGAGACCCGGCGCGTCCAAATGAAGCACATCGAGAGCCCGCAAGCGGAGATCTTCCGGCTGGGCTTCACGGTGCCGGAAGTCGAACAAGCAATTACTGATCTGGAGGCTGTCTAATGGTCCAGCGGACTTATGCAATCCCCGCCCAGGGGGCGGGACACTTCGGGCTGATGGGGGCTATCGAGGCATCTGGCGCCATGCGCCTGGATGTGCCAGAAGGCATCCTGAACATCGGCGGCAACGGCAAGGGCTACGTGCTGGAGCCTCTGGTCGACTGGGACCCGACCGCCGTGGCCAACCAGGACGGCTCGCTGGACGCGCTGGCCCTGGGTGACGACGTGTACCTGTACGCGGTGCAGAGCGACGCCGGCCTCGCCGGTCTAATCGCCAGCACCAACATCACCGTGCCGGGCGGCTACACCAGCGCCAACAGCCGCAAGATCGGCGGCTTCCACTATGGCCGCGTTCGGGCAGTGGCGGACCGCTACAACGCCAGCATCACACCGGCCGTCCAGATTGTGCCCAACAGCGTGTGGGATCTGCAGCATCGGCCCACCTGTGACCCCACCGGGATGGTGGAGGTGGTGCCCGGCAAGCTGTGGGCGGATATCTACCTGGCCAGCGAGGGCAGCGGTACCTGGCCGGAGAACATCCCGGTGAGCCGCTACGGTGTGCCGCCGATCAAGGACGACATCTACGCCCGTTCCGACTTCCACCTGCTGGCCCGCAATGCCGGCAAGCGCATCCCCAGCGCCGAGGAGTTTTTGACCTACGCCGAGGGCGCGCCCCAGGGCAACGACGGCAACAACGACACGGCCTGGTCTGCGACCACCAACACCGGCCCGACCAACACCGGCGCGGTGGCCAAGGCGGTCTCCATGTTCAACGTGGTGGACGCCGCAGGAAACCTGTGGGAGTGGCTGGATGACCACTACGACCTGGGTCTGGAAAACCGCACCGGCTGGGATAAGTCCATCGTGGACGTGGGCAAGGATGCCGCCTTCGCGCGCGGCGAAATGCGCAGCTATGTCTATGGCGCTAGCGATGCGTCCTCTTGGCGCGGCTTCGTCGGCGGCGGCCAATTCGACGACGGCGCCCCCTGCGGCTCTCGCTGCCTGAACTCCATCGCGATTCCGTGGGGCGCGCTTGGCATTGTGGGCCTGCGTTGCGTCTGTGACGCCCTGTGACCATGACCCCTGAAAAGGCCCCGCGACAGCGGGGTCTGGTTATCGTCAACAAGGCCGAGCGGCTGATCATCGACCTGGCGCCGCACATCGACAAGATCCCGAAACACCAGCGCTACCGCTACGCCATCCGGCTAGAGGACGAGCTGTGGGAATTGGTGCGGCGCCTGATCGAGGCGGCCATGAGCAACCAGAAAAGCAAGGTTTACCGCGCAGATGAACAGGTCCGATACCTTCACGCCCTGCTGCGCCATGCAGCAGAACGCAAGCTGCTGGGCATCAAGCGCGTGGGAGATGCCAGCAAGCAGCTATCCGAGATCGGCGCCATGATCGGCGCCTGGCGCCAGCGACTGGGCGCCTGACCTTTTAGGGGTAGGTCGGGTTTCGACGCCTCTTGGCGCAGCTTCATCGGCGGCGGCCAATTCGACGACGGCGCCCACTGCGGCTCTCGCTGCCTGAACTCCAACGCGAATCCGTGGAACGCGAATGGCAATGTGGGCCTGCGTTGCGTCTGTGACCACCAATACCAGAGAGGGCGGCAACGGTGTTGCCGTCACCTGAGATCCCTAACAGGGGGTCAGCCGATCTATCCCGGTCCCGCTCCGGTGGGCCGAACACGATAGCCCGGGTGGCGCGACTAGCGCCAAGCGAAAGCCCCGCCCGGGCGCCCTGAATTGAATGGATACCCAATGGCACGCAAACAAAACAACCTGATCGAGCAGATCATCGACTGGGACAATCTGATGGAGGCGCACCGCCTGGCGAGGCGCGGAAAGCGCGACCGCCGAGAGGTGGCAGCCTTCGAAACGAATCTATGGGAGGAGCTGGGCGCGCTCCAGATGGAGCTGCTGTGGGGCACCTACGCCCCTGGCCGCTACCGCTCCTTTGTGGTCTACGAGCCGAAGCGCCGCGAGATCCTGGCGGCGCCCTACCGTGACCGGGTGGCGCAGCACGCCATCTGCAATATCTGCGGCTCCATCTGGGACCGCTCCATGATCTTCGACAACTACGCCTGCCGCGTCGGCAAGGGCACCCACGTGGGCGCGGATCGCGTCGAGAAGTGGCTGCGCGGCATGGTCGCCAGCGGCGACACCTGGGTGCTGAAAATGGACGTCAGCAAGTATTTCTTCTCCATCCGCCACGATCTGGCCAAGGCCGTGATCCGTGACCGCATCCGCTGCACAGCCACCCTGCGGGTGCTGGATGCCATCATCGACAGCACCGCCGATCCCTGCGACCCGGACCCGGTAGGCATCCCCGTGGGCAACCTGACCAGCCAGTGGATCGCGAACCTGGTGGGTAATCGCATCGACCAATGGGCCAAGCGCGACCTGCGCCTGCGGCGCTATGCGCGGTACATGGACGACATGGTGGTGCTGGTGCGCACAAAGGAGGAGGCCCTGGATCTGCGCCAGGCGTTCGACGACAAGCTGGCCAGTATGGGAATGCGGTTCAGCAAGGCCAGCGTGCTGCCTGCCAGCCGTGGCGTGAACTTCCTGGGCTATCGGATCTGGCCCCACAAGCGCCTGCTGCGCAAGGACTCGGTGCGACGCATGAAGCGCCGGATGCGGGAGATGGAGTGGCAGTACGCCAGGGGCCTGATCGACCCGGCAGATGTCCGTCAGCGCATCGCTTCGTGGGTGGCTCATGCAAGGCATGCGGACAGTGAAACTATACGGCGGCGAGTGCTGGGGAGTGTGGTGTTTAAGCGGCTGGTAAAGGACGATTAAAAGGGTCAGAATTCCGTGTCACAAACCTAATGGCCCGGTGTCGCAATTTGTGCGGCGCGCTACACTGGTGACACGCCGCGGCAACTGCTGGTGCCGCGCGAGGCACGCGGGCGTTTC